AGTCATGCGTGTCGTAGACATAAAAAGGATTGTTGTCCATCACAGTACTTATTGAACAAAAAACTTTGCCTTTTGTATTGTGATACTAAATACATTCGCGTACAATACAACTTGTATGCACAGGCAACTAAACATCTAAATTATTAGATAGGCATATAACATAGGCAACTTTAGAAAGGTAAAATACTATGGCATCATTAGCAGAAATCCGCGCACGTTTACAGGCAGCAGAAAACAAAGGCAAAGAAGGTAGCACCGGAGGCGGTGACCGATCAATCTACCCACACTGGAATATGGAAGAAGGCCAAAGCGCCACACTGCGCTTCCTCCCAGATGGCAATCCTAAGAACACTTTCTTCTGGCAAGAACGAGCAATGATTCGTCTACCCTTCAACGGCGTCAAAGGCGAAATGGACTCCAAGCAAGTTATGGTTCAAGTACCTTGCGTGGAAATGTGGGGCGAGACCTGCCCTATCTTGACAGAGGTGCGTACCTGGTTCAAGGACAAGAGCCTTGAAGACATGGGTCGCAAATACTGGAAGAAGCGTAGCTACATCTTCCAAGGTTTTGTTCGCGAGAATCCACTCAGCGATGATACAACTCCTGAAAACCCAATCCGTAAGTTCATTATTGGTCCTCAGATCTTTACCACCATCAAAGGTGCGTTGATGGATCCTGAACTGGAAGAACTGCCCACAGATTATCTGCGTGGCTTGGACTTCCGCATCAGCAAAGGCAGCAAGGGCGGTTTCGCTGACTACAACGGAAGCAAGTGGGCACGTAAAGAGTCAGCACTCACTGAAGACGAGCAAGCCGCTGTCGAAAAACATGGCTTGTTTGATTTGAGTACGTTCCTGCCCAAGAAGCCAGGCGATGTTGAACTCAAAGTGATCAAAGAGATGTTTGAAGCATCAGTAGATGGTCAGCCTTACGACACAGAGCGTTGGGGTCAGTACTTCCGCCCAGCCGGAGTTGGCGCTCCTCAAGGCGGCAGCACAGACGAAGCCGCAGCACCAGCAGCACCTGCACCTGTGGCACGTACAGCAACTCCTGCTCCGGCAGCAGAAGCAGCACCATGGGAAGAAGACGCCGCTGAAGCAGCCGCTGCACCGATTGCAGCACCCAAGGCAACACAAAATGCACAAGACATTTTGGCCATGATCCGTAGCCGTCAAACCAAGTAATGCTTGCTTTTTGCTACCACAACGGTGCATTAGGGCATACAGTAACAGCTCTAATGGACTGTTGTACAAAAGAAGGAAACTCTGCGTTTCCTTCTTTTGTTAAGGGCAACAACTTACATCATCACTATCCTCTTTCTAGATTCTATCAAGTAAAACATCCAGATATTGATATGGTCAAAGAAAGAGCAGCAGGCAATACAATCATTAGTTCAAGTTCGTTTAGTACGTTTGGTAGGCTATTGATTATATTGATGGGATTAAAAAAGTGGAAAAAGGCTATTCCTGAGTTCAACAAACCTGTGATTCTACGTCAAGATGGAGTTACTATTCAAGAACAGATTGAAGTATTATCTAACACATTGTTGGACAAAGTACATCAGTCTGAAGGTTGGTTTGCAGATGCTGACCACGTGCTTGACATAACAAGTTTTTGGAATAGCCCGGCCGCTGTGTCGTTGTTTTTGAAAGAGTGTGGACTGCACCCTGTGGATGAAAAGGTTGAAGATTTTTGTCACATTGTTGCAGAGTCTAACCAAGAATACTTTAACACTATTGAAAAGTGTGTTAAAATATCAACTGATGTTACCGACGGAAAGGAATACGCAGTTGATCTTGATTTTTTTGAAACAGCGATGTGTCATATGTTGGTAATGCAAAAAACCAATAAAAGATTTTATGAGCAACCGCGCAGATTAAAATTCTTTCCTACTAATACAGTAGATTATATAAAATTGTTTAAGGATTGATCATGGGTAAACCATTTGACATTTCAAAATTCCGCAAGGAAATCACTAAGAGCATTGACGGCCTTAGTATCGGCTTTAATGATCCTACAGATTGGATCTCAACAGGCAACTATGCACTGAATTATCTAATCAGTGGAGACTTCAACAAAGGCGTTCCACTAGGCAAGGTTACTGTGTTTGCTGGAGAATCCGGCGCAGGTAAAAGTTACATCTGCTCAGGCAACATTATCAAACACGCACAAGAACAAGGCATCTATGTTGTGCTGATTGACTCAGAAAACGCTCTTGACGAAGCCTGGCTACACGCACTTGGTGTAAGCACAGACGAAAGCAAATTGCTGAAGCTGAGTATGGCCATGATCGATGATGTGGCCAAGACCATTGCTACATTCATGAGTGATTACAAGGCTCTGCCCGACGGTGAGCGCCCTAAAGTCATGTTTGTAATCGACAGCCTGGGTATGTTGTTGACTCCCACAGACGTTAATCAGTTTGAAGCAGGCGAAATGAAAGGTGACTTAGGTCGCAAGCCCAAAGCACTCACAGCCTTGGTTCGCAATTGTGTCAATATGTTCGGTAGCTACAACGTTGGCTTGGTATGTACTAATCATACATACGCTTCACAAGACATGTTTGACCCAGACGACAAAATCTCAGGCGGTCAAGGTTTCATTTACGCTAGCTCAATTGTTGTGGCCATGCGCAAACTCAAACTCAAAGAAGATGAGGATGGCAACAAAGTCACAGACGTCATGGGCATTCGAAGTGCATGCAAGGTTATGAAAACTCGCTATGCCAAACCATTTGAAGGTGTGCAAGTTAAAATTCCTTATGAACAAGGCATGAGCCCTTACAGTGGTCTTGTTGACTTGGCTGAAAAGAAAGGCATGCTGAAAAAAGACGGTAACCGATTGATGTTTGTTACATCAGACGGTGAAATTATCAAACAGTTCCGTAAAGCTTGGGAAGCCAACGAAGACGGTTGTCTTGACAAGATCATGGCAGATTTTGCCAATCAAGCAGACAAGGTAAGTACCAGCGAAGCTGACAACGAGGAGGTCTAATGCATTCACATATCGCTAGCGAAATTTGGGGTGAGCTAAAACGCTACGTTAACACCGTTGATAGAACAGAAGCCGCGGAAACGTTGGTATCGATTCTCATTGACAACGACGAAGATCCCGAAGACATTCGAGATGTCTTCAAACACGATTCGGATGTTAAACGTGCTCTCACTAGTTACCTTGACAACGACAAGGACTACGAACAAGAAGAAGAGTACGACGAAGACAGTGAATACAATGACGAAGAATGGGAATAACAGCGTTTTTCCTATTCACAATGCATCTGCATGTGTGCTTAAATGGGGTTGGAATACTCTAAGACTCTACAATGGCAAGTCGTCAAGTTGTCATAGAGTTTCTCCTGTCGAAGTGACCCCAGAAACTTTTGATTCATTTCACAATACTCCTGAAGTTCTTGATGATCGACGCCTTATGCTGCAAGGCAAATGGCCGTCGGGACGCGGTTGTGAATACTGCCAAGACATAGAGCAAGCAGGCGGCGTTAGCGACCGCCTGCACCACAATCAAATTTCAGGATTGACCCCTGTTGATTTTGCTACTGATAACCTAGATGTTACACCTCGCATCAGCGAAATTTATCTAAACAATACCTGCGATCTAGCATGTGTATATTGTTTGCCAGTGTTTAGTTCCAAGTTAAACCAAGAACTTAAAAAGTTTGGACCATACCCGTTGGGCATAGAATCTGTGAATAAATCTCCAGATCGTGATCAGCTTTTTTCACTATATCTTGATTGGTTAAAAAACAATGGATCAAAGTTGTCAAGGCTCAGTATACTCGGTGGCGAGCCTTTGTTGCAAAATGAATTCTGGCAAATCTTAGAGATCTTATACAGCCTTGACAATAAAAATCTTGAGCTTGCAATAAACACAAATCTCAACTGCAATGCAGAAACCCTGCAACGGTTTATTGATGCTGGTCGAGATCTCACAGTTAAAAGAAAAATCAAACAAGTTCATGTGTCTGCTAGTTTAGACTGCTGGGGCGATCAAGCAGAGTTTGTTCGCTATGGGTTGAATTTACAAAATTGGCAGCGCAATTTTGAATCGTTAATGCAGCATCGGTGGATGGCATTGTCAGTACATCAAGTAATAACCTCATTAACAATGAAAACTGCTATTGATCTGCAACAAAGAATTGCAGAGTATAAAAAAATCAATCCTAAAATTCTGCAGGATTATCACTTGGTTGACAGCGGACTTGAGAAAATATATCATCCTCAAATTTTTGGTGGTGAGTTTTTTCAACATCAGTTTGATCAACTGATAACTGAATTTCCTATTGCTACAGACTGGGACATTGAGTCTCGAAAACGTCTGGAAGGTATTGCAGCTCTTGCGGCTGCTGGTACTGTCGAAATTGATCGATTGCACATGCTAAAACAAACATTAGACACAATTGATCAACGGCGCGGCACTGATTGGAAAAAGCTTTGGCCAGAAATAAATCAATATTTCAATGAGAAAAACATATAATGTGGTACAGTAAAGTTGTTGCTGATCTTGGGGCGATTCCTGATTTTATTG